TATCGCTAAACTCAGTAGCGAACAACATCGGCAAATCCTTCCGCTTGCCATACTGCCCATGAGTAATCATGATCGCTACGTTATCCAACATGAACGCTTGTCGGTACTTGTTGTGTGCGTGTACTTGGATGTCTGGATACTTGGCTTCTAGGTATAAGAGAAACATATACTCGATCGACCCGCTGTGATTCCCTTCAGCGTGTTCGACAGTCACTTGCTTCGAATGTCTCACACACTCAGTAATCAACACGTCAAAAAAGGAGCGAGCGTCTTTAATCGCTTGCTCCATGTCTACATCATCTAGTTGTGTGCCAGCCATCGTGACTGACTTTTTGATTTGGCTGCTATGAAATAAATCTCCTAGCTGGCCAATAACAATCTGCTTATAGCCTTTAGATACTATATCAACGATCATAGCTAGCTTATCTTGTAAGTCCTCTAGTTTAGTGATACCAAAATGCCAATCTGCTAAACCGATGAATAAGTTTCTGTCACCCGTCTTGATTGAGGTTAGTTTTACTGGTTCGATTGATTCGGTGAAGGCAGATGCGTTAAATGCCTTGTGCTTTGGCTTCACCACAAACTTCAACTGCTGATTCCATTTCTGGGTTTCTGCAGCAGTAGTTGTCCACTCATTGGTGGTTACTTGAGATATTTCCCATTCGTTTGGATCATAGCCCTTGTATCTAAGTATGTCTTCTGGCGTTTTGCTGTCCTTCTGGTAGAAAGCCATCTTCACATCGAATTCAGCTTGAGAAACAGTGCCATCAATGTTATATCGTTTGTTTTCGTTGATTGATTGACCATCTACGGTGCGAGGTGGCGTTACTTTGTTCAATCGTTGACGTTTGCTTTTTACACTAATCTTGGTAAACTCTCTCCCGTACTCGTTTGACAATATGATTGCTATTTCTTTGTTGGTATAACCTTCGTTGATTAAATCTTTGAGCCTATCAATTTCTTGTTCCGTCCAGTTTATGTCTGCCACCTCGCTTTATCCAAAATAAAAAGCCACTCGCAATGAGTGACTTGATTATGTACGTCCCCGCTTGGGACACATTGTTAAGAGGTGTGCGGGGTTCTATTAAAATTAAGCAACCTACACGCTTGCGATTCCAAGCCGCCTTATCCCACTATTCCTCATCCTCGGTTGCTATATGTGGGCGCTTATGTCCCGATGTACCTTCGGGCACCTGCGTCCCTGATTTAGTTTTCGCTGACTAGCAGTCGGGATAAATATAAACCCTATCGGTGACACAGGATTCGAACCTGTGACGTTGCCGGTTCTTCCAGTCCTCCGCACAACCATATCCACCAACTTGAGGGAGCTACCCTCTGCATGCATTTTAGGCTACTTGCACTTACCCCTTGCAATCAGGAGGCTTTTTCCTATGTCACTGGCAAGGATTTGAACCTTGCATGACTGAATCTAAAAACGTTTGGGATAACCCCGAACGTATCAGCCTTATTTTTAAGCGTCTACCTATTCCGCCACAGTGACTATCGCCCACAGAATAATTTTTACGTATCAAAAGGAGGTTTAATGCCGTTCTGCTTGTGGGCGATATCTGATAATACTAATTTACCACGTTTTTAGACCTCGAAAGTTTGAAAATCGTTTAAATATCAAGGCTTCTATCCAATTCCTCAAAGAATTTGTCTCTTAAAGTGAATGCTTTATTCCTACCGCACTTGATAACTAGATTGTCAACCAACCCTTGCATCGTATATTGCGGAAATCGTTTGATATACAATTCTCGAATGATCGTCTCAGTGTCACTGCCGCACTCATCGAGAAGTTCTTGTACAATCTGCTTATTGCGTTTCAAGCGCCGAATCTGTTTATCTGTCTCGATAGTCCACAATGTGCCAAACATCAAATCGCTGTCGCTTCTTGTTCCCTTGATATCCCCATTAACATCTTCTTCTCGATACGGAACCCGAATCTCTTCTTCAAGCTTCCTGACGTACTTATCCGTATCTCGGTAATCTTTCAACACTGCCTTGACTCGTTCAACACGCCATTTCTCCAATCACTTGCCCTCCTAGCTCCTAAATTTTTCAATCAACCAGGTAATACACTCCACTATTCCGAACAGCAGACCAGATGCTTTAAAGCGCAATCTACTAGACTTATCTCTGATTTCAATTCCTGGTCCAAATATCAGTAACATCAAAATTAATACTTGTAAATCTAGCATCACTTGCCCTCCCGCTTATCAATAGATTTACCTACTATCACGCCGACAAATATCAGCGCCACGAATGCCGTTACTGATAATACTGCTAGGGTCATTCCTCCACCCATTTTAGAACTTTCACTTTGTATGTCGTTTGCTCAACTACGCTTAGTGATATAGGACCTCTACGTAATGGCTTGACTTCTACAGAATAGCCCAAACTGCTATATTTATTTATCTTATCAACTAGTACGTTTTCAGGGACGTTTTCCAATTCATCGATTTTCACAAACATTCTTTCACCCTCCCAACTTTTGGAGTTTTCGGCTTTCTTCGCCCTCTGAACGGAACAACTTCGTGATTTAGTTTTTGCTTACTGCCTGCTGGCGAATGAATCCTTGTGTATGATTCGGAATACGGATATGTTTTAACTTCTTGTTTGTCTAAATATTGTGGTCTATACATTTTTCACCCTCCACTCTCAATCGCATCCCTAACCACTGGATCACGATAAAGCATTTTGTATTTTAATTGCTCATGTTGCAGCTGTTGTTCTAGCTTCACGATCTTCTGTTGCTGGTTGATTATTGTATAGGATAGCCAACTTAACCCTGCGATCGTTAGCAGCACTATGATTATAGAGTGACTAGTTTTCATTGGCTTGCTCCAACAGTTCTGGGTTCTCGTAGATGTTGCCGATGACTTCCATTTTGCTAATAAAAGTTACTAAGCTAATAGCACCAAGTTTAAACATTCCGTTTTCAAAACGAACAACTCCGTAACCATCTTTTATTGGATTAACCATTTTACAAGGTTGGACATTGCTTGTTAAAACATCCCCCTCGAAAATCTCCACGCCGTTCTTGTCTTTCAAGCCAGTAGATTGCATGAGGACTAAATTTCGTACATGATATGATTTCAACTCGGAAGGTGTATTCCAGTATTCGATACTGTTTACCTTACCGCCTTTAGTAAAATGTAAGACAGCTACATCTCTCATTGTATTTTCTCGCTTATCCCATGCTCTAAATTTTGGTACCATCTTATCCCTCCTGTTTGCTATCGCTGACGATTGCGGAATCAGTTTTCAATTTTCCTTTTCTAACTCAATGCAAAGCCCTAGATAATCCGGATAATCAATTCCCTCTAGCATTTCAGTGTGATCTTCCAAACCTCGATCTAAATTTAAATAAATAATATCTTCAATCGTTTGAATTCTCTTTACGTTGTTGATGCCAAAAAGGGTTACCAATTCGAATCTAAAACCACTACTAGCATGTGAATGGTTTTTGAAAATATTCCCATACTCTTCTAAAATTAATTTTGCAGTTTTGCTAGTTTTTTTAAATGGTCTAAATCCTTGAACATCACCCTTTTTCAATTCAGAATCGAATTCTTTTTCAGCGTCAGTTCCAACTCTAATACCTATTTTACTTTCGCTCCAAACGCCTAAAGCTTGATCCGTTAACGGGTACTTCTTAGAAATTTCAGCAAGTGCTTTATTGAGTTCTGCGTTAGCCACTTTTCTTTCTTTATACAGACGATTTAAATCACATTCTTCTTTAACTTTGTAAACTGGTTTTTGTAGTACCATTTTATTTTCCTCCTAGTTGTGTATTTCTTCCGATTACTGACTCAATATCTCGACCATTGCACCTGCATACTTGCCTTTTTTCAGCAGTATGCCTAATCTATTTAATCGGCTTGATGGCCAGCGGTTCATCATAAACAGGATTATTTACAATTTCTTTCTTAATCCCTCTGCTAAAGCCTGGATATCTACTTTGTAACTCTCTGATGCAGTCGTTCTTTTCGCCCTGTGCGAATATTTTGCCAGTCACTAATCCATAAATTTTAACTTTCATCTTTGCTCCTCCGTTCCATTTCTTCGGCTAGCCATTGATAATACAATCCGATTCTTTCCAGGTGGCTTGCGACTGATTTCTTTTGCCAAATTAAGTCTTTATCTGATAGTTTGCGTATTTGCTCTTGTGTTGGTGTCATTAAAACCCCCACCCTACTATTTTTTCTTCCACGATCATCAATGCATCCATCGCGCTTCTAGCAATGCCATGAACAATACCGTCTTTTTGCAAGACTTTATGAAAGGTAATTTGTTCTGGTCTTGCTTTGCCTTTTGCGTTCTTTACTTCAATATAGAAAACTGTTTGATCGTTCGGGTTGTAGCCATAAATATCAAAATGGCCTTTCGGCAGCAGTTTAATCACTCCGCCGGATTCTGTTCTAACTTTGCCAGCGTTCGTGCGAAAAGCTTTATAGCCTTTTTTTGACAATTCAATTAAAATTTCGTTTTGGATTGATTGTTCAGATTGCATATCAGTAACCATCCATATATCTAAGCGAAACACCGTAAAAATCAGCCAACGCTTTTCTGAAATCATCATCCATTACATTTTTTCTATTTTCGTAGTTACGGATTACACTTTCGCTAAAAATCTTTTTTGTTGCATATGTTGCTTTATGAGCTACTTGGCTAGGCGTTAATCCTGTTTTCAGTCTAATTTCTTTTGCTCGATTGCTTTTCTTTATAAAATTTCTATTTTCCACAATTTGCCCTCCCTGCGGTTCCGCCTTACTCTCTCAAGGCTTTTCGTAATTTATAGGGATAGCAGGGAGGCACAAGGCCATTTTCTAATTCTTTATATATAAAACTTATATAACTTTCTATACAGCTTCTTATATTATTACTATCCCTACTATCCCTAAATAAGAAAATAAATATAATAAATATAGAAGTATCAAGGGTTTTGGCACAGGGAGGGTCAGACAAAATCACTCTCCCTCGCTCTCCCTTCTATCCCTTTTGGTCTAGACTAATTAAACAAATTTCTGATTCCTGGGTTTTCGTATGGAGTAGATTCTTCATTTAGAGCCACGCCTTCATAGACGATTACTCCCATAGATTTTTTTCGGTTAAATTTATTTCCCATTTCCTTACCGAACTTTGTACTATTCATTTCGTACTGACCATTTTCATTTGCCCAAGTTTTGTACGCTTGATAAAAATCTTTAGCTTTTACTCGCTTATTTATCCCTCTCTCACAGCAGTCATTAATGAATGCTGCAGTTACGTCCATTTCTTCTCGATATTCTTTTGAAGCATCCTCAACGATTTTTGGTCGTTTCAAGCCCTCTCTCTGCCACATCAGACAACCTTCTACTATCCAATTCAAAATACCGACTGATTCACGCTTGAGTTTGTATTTAAGGTTCTTGTCTTTCTTGTGATCAGGAATCTGTATGGTAAAAGGGATTAAATTCATTCTTCGCCATATTCCGTCATCCGTACCTCGAATGATCGGTTTGTGGTTAGTTGCTAACCAAAGCTTGAATTCTGGTGTAAATTCAAATTCTTTTCCGTATAAAAAGCGAGCAGTTACTTTATCCCCACCAGTCAACTGTTTGACCAAACCTTCATCCATACGCACGCCTTCATTAGGCTCAGATGATGTCACCAACCTAGCGCCTTTTAAACGCGCTATATCTGTATTAGCTCCACCATTTGCTTTTCTAACCATAATCGTGTCTGCTTGCATGTTTGTCGCATAACTGCCCATGATATATGAGATAGTATCTAGAAACACAGATTTACCATTGCTACCAGCGCCGAACAGCACGAACATACTCTGCTCTCTTGTGGACCCAGTGAGTGAGTAACCAACTGCCTTTTGAACATATCTAATCAACTCTTGGTCGTTATCAAATATTTGATTTAAAAATTCAGTCCATTGCGGCGCATCAATTTTATCTGTATATTCAATATTTGCTATTCGTGTAAACTTTTTGTCTATGTTGTGTTCGTGCAATACTCCGCTAATCAAATCTAAATATCCATTTTGTGTATTTAGAAGTGTTGTGTCGCTATCAAATTCATCTGGTAAAACCGATACACGGTGCATGATTTGTTCTCTCATAGCTTTCTTTGCAGAATTCCCACGGGAACGCTTGATGTGTTTCCTAAAGGCTTCTTCAATTTTTTCTGGGTCTTCACAGTCGGCAGGGATATAAACTTTCTCATTTTTCATCATGTCAACTGTGGTATCAATCATTTTTGAGATTTCACCTGTATCATCAATCTTCCAACTCTTACCATCGTAGAAATAAAACTCTTTATTAATGTATGAGTATCTGACTAAGGTTCCATACACATCCATAAATCTTTCTGCATTTCCAGTGTCATCATAGGAGTAGAATTTGTCTTCTTTCTTTTCTTCAAACTCTTTAATGAAAATTCTGAAACCATGCGACTGGCTAGGCGTATAGGTATTTTCACATTCATGGATTGCTTTGTTTAATAAGTTTCCACCGTATGTTGAATTTGGTGGTCTGCGTTCGTCATACTTTTGTCTAAATAAAGACGAATCTCTGAAAATGCTGTCCATTTTTTCGAAGTCTCTACCAGTCCAAAATGCCAACATGTTTGCAAAAGCAATATCAGCTTCGGATTGAGAATCATAAAAAGCTTCCCAGCCGCCTTCCATAAAAACCTTGAATTTTGCGCCCTGCTTGCTTTCGTATGCTTTTTGTACTATCTCGCTTTCTGAGAGGTCTATTTTCGATTCTGAGACGTTTTGATTATTAAATCGGATAATCTTATCGTCTCCAATATATCGGTTGTATAGCAGTTTTAGAGTGGTTTCTGATGGTTCGATGACTTGGTTATATTTGCGATCGACAGTGTTGCCTGTCATAACGAAAAATCTACCCGAATCATACATTTCAACATTGCCTTTTCTACGCCTGTGTCCTGGCAACTTTCCTTTACAGATAATGTGGATACCGTTGCCAGATTGAGAATATTCGGCATAAGATTTAATCGATGTTACAAACTCGTACATCATATTTGTTTCAATATCGCCTTGTAAATATCGTTGAATTTCACCTTCGATATTATCAATGTCAATTCCGAAGTAAGGTTTTTTGAAATAAAAACCTAATCCATTACAGTTATATTTTTCTATTGCAGAGAGTGCGGTCTGATAATCAGACCACGTACTCTCATCATTAGATTTACCATTGTTTCCAGTGTGTGGATCGACTGGTATTTTGGTGTGTTTTTTTCTTTCTTCGTTCCATACCAATCGATATACACACCACTGTTTTTGCTGCTTTAGTTCTTCTGGAATGTGTTCATATGCCACACACTTTCAACTCCCTTTAATTAGAATGGAAGATCATCATCGCTAATATCGATGCTTCCGCCTGCAAAATCATTCGGTTTACTGCTATCTTTGAATTGGTGTTGAATATTTGGGAAAGCCGACTGTTCCCACCGTTTTACATTCAAGTTGTCATAAGTTTTTCCGTTAAATTCTGATTGCTCGTTTTTAACGGTCACCTTAGCGGTTTTCATAAAGAAATCTTGTAATAAGTCGTCAATACTTCCATATGATTTCCCTTCGTCTAAGCGAAAAGCCCAACCTAAAGTGTTAAACATTTGGAAATTGTATTTGCCTGTGTCCTTTTTCTTCCAAATTTTATGAAAGATATGTTGATTTTGGTGCTTTTGTTGTACATCATTACGGACGATCAAATCTAATTGTGCGTATTCTGTTCCGCTTTTTGTTGCATCTTCAGTTGCGATATTTACGATCACTTCATAAACTCCGTCTGTAATTCCGCCGCCTTCAAATTTGTCGTTGAAATCTAAGTTAAATCCTGTCATAGTTAATTACCTCTTTCTGTTTTTTTATAGTAGGTTTAGTCTTTTGGCTTGAAAGAATGCCCAGCCTTTTTTATAACCTCTAGCATCAGCCATTTTGTATAAATCGCTGACACTCTCAGCTTCTTCTGGTTCCATTGCTGCATACTTTCCTGTATCTAGATTGATTTTTATTTCTTGTAGTTCTGCACCTTCAATTGTTTCAAGGTTTGCAGAACGCTCTTCTTTCGGTATCTCATGCCCACAATAAGGACAAATATTTCCAACTTCACTTGCATAAGTTCCAAAACAGTTAGGACATTCCTTAATAGGTATGACATCCTCTTTCTTTCTGCTTTTTTTACTTGATAGGCTCCATTGCCTAGGCATATCTGGTAATCCATGTTCATTCACGTTACCTACGTGGTCAATGATTGTAGATATTTTATCTGGCTTGTATCGCATCCCTCTCATGGCTTGCTGGATGAAGAGCGAGAGCGATTTAGTGGGCCTTAGCATTATCACCGTTGAGCAATCTGGTACATCGAAGCCCTCTCCGATCAAATCAACATTTGTCAGAATTTGAATATCGTGATTACGAAACTTTTCAATAATCAAATCACGTTCCTGTTTATTCGTTTTCCCATCAATGTGTGCCGCTTGGTATCCAGCTTCAATAAATAAATCTCTAGTCTTTTCGCTTGATTCAATACTGTGACAATATACGATCGCTTGCTCACCTTCAGCTAGTTTTTTATAATGCTTGATGACATCACCGTATATAGCTTTTTGTTCCAAAGCTTTATCTATGCTGCCTTTTGAGAATTCAGACATAGAATTCATTTTTAAAACTGAAGTATCGATCAGCGCTGGTGCATAGTATTTAAATGGAGTTAGTCGTTTATTTTCAATCAACCATTTAACTGATACTCCTTCTATCAACAAATCGTTGACATCTCCCAAACCGCTACCGTTTAATCTGACTGGTGTTGCGGTAAAGCCTATTCGTTGGACATCTGAATAGTATTCGTAAATTTTTTTATAGCTACTAGCTAAACTGTGATGATTTTCATCGGTTATGATTAATTTAGGTTTTCTTATTTTCCCTAACTTTCTAACGATCGTTTGGACCATTCCGAAAACTACAAATCTCATATCCACACCATGTGTTTCAAAGGTGCTTTTTATTTGGTCAATTAATTCCTTTCTATGGACCAAGAACAATACATGATTGCCCTTTAAAGTCGTCTTACGAGCAATTTCTGCAATCACCACTGATTTACCAGAGCCACATGGTGAAACGATACAAGGAGCGCGATATCCATTGATAAAAGACTCTCTAGCCCTCTTTATCAAGTCTTCCTGATAGTCGTATAATTCAAAGGTCAATCATCATCACTTCCGATTTTGAAGATATTTTCTTGAAGGCAACCTTCTCTGTGGTCCAATTGATTTTTTGCGAATGTTCCATTTGATTTTTGAAGAATGAATCCACGTTGCTTCGTTTCTGGATTTCGAACTAGCCTAGCAACCATCGGAATGATTCCCATAATATGATTGACTACTTTTTCTCTTATATCTGGAAGGAATTGATTGTAAAGTTGTCCACTTTCTAACTGTATCTGTCTGGTTGATTCCCAAGCCGTATAAACTACGTTCGCATGCAATGCATTGAATGTGGAAATCAATTCAATCAAGTGTGTATCAAAAACTCCATAATGTTGAAGCTCTGGCTGGCCTGACTTTGTGTGCTTTCCTTTTTCCATAAACCAGAGTTTTTGATAGTGGCTTAGGTTATCCAAAACAATATTGTCATAGTCGTCTAAGTGAGCTTTTGCATATCCATAAAACTCAATCATTTCTTTTGCTACATTTGTTGGATCAATCTCTACGACATCAATATTCTCAATGCCAGCCAAAACTCTTGATGTACCATCGATATCTAAAACGAGCGTTTTACCTTCTAAATATTTAAGTGTTGTCGTTTTTCCTGCCCCTGGCTCTGCGTAAATCATTATTTTGAAACGATCACTTTTCTTCATTTCACTTGCTTTTTGGATTTTCAAAGAATATCTCTCCTCGTCTGATATAATTATTTTTGGAAAGGGAGGTGATTATAATGAATCTAAAATTATTAGTAGTTGATTTTAAGGATTTGGATAATAGATTTGGTGATGTAGCAAAAGATATTTTGTCTGACAAATCATTTCCAAATAAAATTAACTCTGAAAAAGATTTGCCTGGCGCCTTTAGAGCAAACGAAGCTTGTATGAACGTTTATTATTATTTTGCTTTAGAAGAAGGCTTGTTAAGTTTCGATAATTAAGGTTTGAAAAGTCTCAGGTAACGACTGGGACTTTTTATTTCTATCAACATTAAATTTTTCTTTAATCGAAACATCGTAATCCTTATACAATCCACATTCTTTGAATAGAATCACGCCCTGTCTTTTGGATAATTCTTCAATTAATTCTTCAGTCGAAACATCATTAATTTTCATTAGCGTATCCTCAAACTTTCTGATTGCTTGATCTCGACACCAGGAACATCTTCTTCTGCTTTCTTGATTGCTGTTTTATCAAAATCGATAGTTATTTTTTTGAATTTATTTGGTATCAATGATTCGTCAATAATCTCGACGCTAGGTTGATTTTTTTGAATGTTAAAACTAAATAAATCTGTTTTAAATTTCGTTTTGCCAATTTCCACCATTGCATTTTGTAAGCTTAATTTCATTCGCTTGACGTTATTGTCGACTGCTTGCTTACGCTCTTTCATTCGCTTGATTTCTTCATCAAATGCTTTGCTTGAAGCTTCTTGATTGCGGATCAACTTAGCATAACCGTCTGCTTTTTCTTCAATAGCTAGGTCAATTGATTCCAACGTGTCAATAATCGCTGCATTTTCTGAATCATATTCCAGCATGTCTGCAACTTGATTAAATGCACCAGTTAATTCATATAGTTTCATTTAAAGGGCCTCCTCCAATTTCTCAATTACTTGCTCTAACCCCTGAATCAGTTCTTCTCGATCAAACTCCGCTGATTCTTCAATAGTTTCAAATTGTATACGGACATCCTCGTCGTCGCTGTCTTGATAAACGCCAACACGATCGTTCTTCTTATCAACATCGAAAACGATTGATCCATAAGGTTTGTATCCGTCAATTAGATGAATACGCCCGATTGTGTCAATAGCTATTCTCATGGTATAATCTCCTTAGATGATTTTTTCGTAAGACTCTATGCTTGGCGGCCGGAGTCTTTTTTTATATCTATTAATTTTTGCGAGTAAATGGATATTCTTTTTCTAATCCTGTTCGCCTGCTTTATAATTTCCTCGTTTTGAGTGGCTCTTTCTAGTTTACGGAGCTTCGCCAATTCTTTTCTTGCGCCGTTTTTTGCATCAAGATATAAAAAATATTCATCATTCAAATAATTCCCCTCCGTTTCTTCATCCGTTCAAAATCGCTTCTTTTATACGCCATCTCGTCATACTTGATCAACCACCACATAACAGACATTGGCAATGCGTAGACTGCCCAATCGGGTAACTGTTGGCGATTGCCGACCCAAACGCCTAAGAAGAATATGGTGATTAAAAATGCTGATCGTCTAAGTCCTTGCATGGTTTCACTCCTTTACTAGTTCGTATTCACCAATTTCATAACTCCAAAGTTCTGATACTCCATGCATACCTGTACATAATCTAACTGTTCCATCTTCATATACATATTTAACTTCAAGTACACTACCGATATAATTGGCTCCTGATTCAAAACCACCATCTGTCAATATCCGCACCTTGTCGCCGATTTTCACTTTTGGAAAATACCGATCAACCAAATTCAATACTTCGCCTTCCGTGTGGACTGTGTGCGTTGTGGTGCCGTCTGTGAATGTTACTGTAATCATTTCCCCAACTCCCCTACTTTTTGATCCGTATACTGTCTTAATTCGCTCACACGCTGTTCTAGCTGTTCCTTGTCGTTCTGCACCGTGTTCAGTTGTTGGCGCAAGCTATCGGCTTCCTGTTGCTTTGTAGCGATCTCCTGTTGCTTTTGTTCGATTTCTCGTTGCTTGGCTTCAATTTCCTTTTGCTTGTCCGATTTGATTTGTTCAATTTCGGCTTTCAGCTGCTCCTGTGTGAGAATGTTGTTGGATAGCTGTGATTCGAGTTCTGACACACGTTGCGATTTGGTTTGTCCGTATTGTAGGACCGTGTTGAAGTTTGCCTTGATCGTGTCCAAGTCCTGGAATGCGTTGCTTGCCGCGTAGCCGATAACGCCGCTACCTAGTGCTAGTCCGATGATTGCTGTTGTTTTTGCTAGTTTGTTTTTCAATGTGTTTGCTCCTTTGGTATAATTGTTTAAAAACTGGTGGTGTATTAATGGAAATAAAAACGAAGAAATTTCATTCTAATAGCAGTAATTACTTGCAAAATATTACTATCGAGCTTCCTAAGTTTTGTCCGAGATGCGGAGTTTCGAACAATCCCTCAACAGAGTATTTAGGTATATCTAGCAATCTTGCATATTTCAAACACTACTGTACTGACTGCTCAAGAAACCATTTTTGCTTCAATTTAGTTAATGATAAAATCGGTAAAATGGTAGCTTTATATCCTAACTCTCAGCCTAGTAATCTACCAAAACTGGTTTGTGATTTTTCGCCTCGATTTGAAAAAATTTATCACGATGCGGAACTTAGTGAGTTTAATAATGCTTTAGACCTTGCTGGTGTTGGTTATCGAGTATCTTTAGAAATACTTTTGAAAGATTTTGCTTTAGCAAACGAACTTGATTCTTACGAAGAAATTGCCAAAAAGACATTAAACAATGCTATAAGCCAATATTTTAAATCAGATATTGATCTACAAACTTCTGCAGATGTGGTCCGAATATTAGGTAACGACTATGCTCATTGGGACCAACATGAAGGGTATGACATCGAGACTTTAAAATCTTACTTACAAATTTTCATTCAAATTATCAATACTAAGCTAATGCTCAAGAATCCACCGGTATCTCGAAAAAAATCATAGTTCAATATTGTCTAGATACTCTCTGAACATATTCAGCAGCTTTAATTTTATTTCTTTTGTTTTTATGTTTTTATCAAGTTCACTAGATATAACTTTTTTAGCTTCTGATATTTTTAATCCACTTAATTCCGGAACGATTGCTGAAAATACTTCTTGACATATTTTTTCTTTTTCAACAATTAACTGATTTCTCTTTATCTCATAGGAAGCAAGTTGATCCATAATATTCTTTTTCACCCTAGCCCCTCCTTCCGTCTTTACACTTATTCAAACGTTTCTATTCTTTCGAAACACTATTAGGATCATGAATAATTTTTACCAACTGTTGCTCTAGGTTGCTTCCGACAGCTTGGAGCAATTTTGCTATTTCTTCTGGTGTTGCTTTGATTGTGATTTCCATTTTGGTTCCTCCTCTTTATGCTACCTCTGAAGGTTTCAACTTTTTTGATCTATAACGGTTAGCTTCTTTCCATTTCAAATACCAAAGGAATGTTCCAAGGTGAATCCAAGTCACGCTATGGGTTGGTTTTAAAACTCCTTCTTTGAATTCAGGAATACTCTCCATCTCTTTTTGATACGTATTTAAAGTAGTACGAGATAACCCATTAAAACGAATCATTAAATCCTCACGCCTATCCCATTCAGAAATCGAAGTCTTATCCGTAGCCATTTTGATTAATTCCGGAATAGTTGGTTTTTTCATTCTTTTCATCCTTCCTATTCTTGATTTTCTTTTTCTAAAAGCATCTCAATCGAAACATTCAGGTAATTAGATACTTTCAACAACTTTTCAGCCGAAGGCATCGATTTATTCCACTTAGAAATATAAGAGGAGCTAAATCCTAAATCCTTCTCCATTTTGTTAATAGAGACATCATTTTGTAATGCAAGTTTTTTTATTTTTTCATACAACAATCCAAACCCTCCCTTCTATTAGAATATTTTCTAAAAACCTATTGACATACCTCGGAAAATATTCCATAATAAAGGCACAACGAAATAAGCGTATGCCACCAAACATTATCGCTATTTCATCCACTGTTACGTGGGTTATTTTGTGTACCTTTGTCTCACACACATAATATATCACGGAATATTTTCCACGTCAACAGAAAAATATGAAAAATTTTCCGAGGTGTAAAAATGGACGTTTTGGGTAAAATAAAAGAGCTGGCTAAACAGAGGAATATTAGCCTTGCTGAGTTGGAAAGGCGCACCGGGTTATCAAGCGGTTCAATTACTAAATGGGGAAAAAGCGCTCCATCTGTAGACAAATTAGCGAAAATCGCTGAATATTTCCATGTGTCAACTGATTATCTTTTAGGAAGAACAGATAACCCACACATGGGTATGTCCGAAAAACAAAAAGAATTGACCATAGAAGAAGCATTAAAATCTGTTATGAGTTATAACGGGAAAGAAGTTTCGGAAAATGACCGTCAAGTTTTAGAGAGGATTGCAAAAGCATACTTGGACGGAAAAATATAAGAGGGTGTTTGTTTGGATGCTCAGATTTTAGAAATTGTTGAAAAGTTAAACATAACAATAGTTTATGATGAATTTTTGGAAGATCATGGGAAATATCTACCAATTGTAAATATAATTGTATTGAATAGTAAGTTAAATGATTTTGATATGAAGAAGGCTTTACTTCATGAATTAGGGCATGCTTGTGAAGATCAAGATAATTACGAGCTTTATAAACTCTCATTTGCCTTAAAGTCGAAAATGGAATATGCTGCAGATAGATTTATGATAAGCTACTTCACCAGCGAATACGATGACATTTATAATTATAGTCAATTAATAGAAGAATTTAGTATTGGGATGGGCTACGATGTTAAATATGCTAGATAAAAATACCCCTATCAAAGGACCAGCTTCGATAAGGGTTACTCATTTCTGAGATAGTACAAATATATTATATCAGAGAAATGAGGAAAGAAGATGAAAAAAGTCGTACCGTGCTTATTGTTTGTTGGTTTAATAATGACCGGATGTTCAAATAATGAAGAAAGTACAACTCCCCCAACTGATACAACTTCTCAAACGACTTCTGTTTCTGAAGAACAGAAAGCTGACTTCGAATATGGGAAAATCATTACTGACGAGTTTGAACTTACTTATAAAAATTCTGAAATAGTTAAAAGTCCGTCTGAAGATGGCTATGGGTTATATATAACGTATTCATTAAAGAATACTTCAGATAACAATATCACACCTATTGATATTATTAATGATTACGTTTTATTTAAACAAGAGAATGAAACTTCTGAGGTTGATCTCGATAATACCTACTATAGCTTAGATGCATTTGGATCAACAGATGATGTCGAATCATATAATGAGCAAGTTGATAAAGAAAACTCTCGTTCTGATGAACTGTTACCCGATAAAACCGTGGACATAATAGAGACTTACTCTCTGGATAACTTAGATTTCCCAGTTAAAATGATAGCTATGTATGAAGATAAAGAAATAGGTATTTATGAAATTGATTTGACTGAATTAGAAAAGCCTGAAGAAACAAAATCTTTAGCCAATACAAATAATCCCAATGAAGATAGTTCCTATGACGAAGGCCTTTCAGATATGCCAGCAAGCTGGCAAGAAGGTGAAACTTATGTAGTAGGTTCCGGTCAATATGAAGATTCATTTAATGGTAGTCAAGCTGATCAAACAACATTGCCTGAAGGAACTTCTGAAAATGCAAGACGTATATATAATGAAATAAAGAGTATTCAAGATAGAGAATTAACATCTGGTGAAATTCAAACATTAGAAGCTATCGAACAAGGCTATTTCGAGTAAAGAAAAAACACGCCCCTCCGACCAAAGACAGGCGTGCAAAACAAAATAAACGATAGGCTTATTTAGTCATGCCTATTGTATCAAAGAATTGAGGTATATACAATGTGGAGCGAATCTTTAGGTAACGGCAAATATAAATTCATTGAAAGATACAAAGATCCCTATACCGAAAAATGGAAAAAGACAAGTACTGTTCTAACAAGTGATTCTTCAAGAGCATGGAAGAACGCTCAGAAAATATTAGACAAAAAACTAGAGGATGCATTCAGTAA